ATTTGATTCGTCAAAAGGTCAGCCGCGTTAGCATTAATCCAAGAACCAGTAGGATCAGAGTTGGTGACATCAAAAATACATTTGAAAATATCGCCAACTACAACACCAGTTGGTAAGGTTGCTACAGCGCCTGAAATATTATTGCCTCGAAGCACTACCGGCACGGACAGCGTGGAAAGTCCACCTGTACCAGTGGCGGCAAAGCCTAATGAGGTTTGATAATATTGAATGCGTGGAATGGGGAAAGTTAGAAGTCTTGGTTGCAATGAATGTTCAGCAAACTCGACCTCATAATCGAAAACAACATAACCGGGAGAATCCGCGGTATTAGTTTTGGATAAAAGGAAGAGCTCACCGTCCGCATACTCTTCAATACCAGTGTGCATACCATAATCAGTTAACTTCCAATCACCCGTGACTTTGATCAACGCTGAATGATTAGTCCATTGTGGTCCAATCACGGTGGAAGGATCTGAAAGAACGAAACCAAGTAATTGCGATGAAGTTTGGTTAAGAAAGACTGACGTCCTATCTTTACCATAGTAAAACATTATATCACCTGTAGCTGAAGTGGGTGATGAGGTTATGTAATGTGCCACTATCCACTTAAACCTGAATTTCGCATACATACGCATATAGTTACCTATAGTTGTATTAGCAAAACAAGCTGGTGAAAGCGGAGTACCACCACATAAAGTCCAACTGACAACAGTTCCGCTGCCAACGGGTCCGAACATGAAATCACGTCCCCTCAAAACCACACCTTTCGCAGTATTGGTGACTCTTGTCTCACTACCCGTCAAAGAATTTCCAATGGCCACAGGAGCTGTGGAGATTGAAGTCACCGCACCGACATTAGCCTTGCCAGCGCGTTTCTTGGAAATCTTATCCGCGTTCTTCAGTAATGCTGCAGTTTGCTCTCGGGCTTTCGCCATACGACGCTCTGCTTTACTCGCCTTGTTCTTCTTCTTATCTTTTGTCATTATTAAAATAATTTTGCACCTTTACGGCGCTTACGTTTCTTGCGATGAAAGGTGAAGTTGTCCATCATCCTACCCGCCACATTAACAAGTGGCCTAATAGAGTCAGAAGTAGGTGCATAAACAGATCCCGAAGAATCTGAATACATCTGCTTAAGAACATCTATAGGTCCTGCCTTAGTGCCGGGAGGGGTAACAATGCCCGGTTTGGGTGAATAGACTGGACCGCCCGCATTAGAACTGGCCGATTGAACGGTATTGACTGGCGGGGCAGAGTAGCTTGCGCCACTCAGTCCCGTAATCGTACCGTCTTTAGACACAGATCCACCACTGGGGAGTTTATAACTACCAGCCGGTGTACTAACTGGGATAATCTTTGAAATAGCGGCCGGAGCCTTCACTTCTTTATTGCTCAACTTTTGGTCAAAATCAGCTATGTTGTTTGCAGTGAAAATCGCTGCACCAGGTATAGATCCAAAGGATGCCACTTCTGATGCAAGTTTACCAGCTTGCTCACCAATGTAACTAAGTAAATTAACCATATTTTTGCTCCGTAACCACCAACCTCACGCTTAAAGTCCGTGCAGACTTAGT